AACCAGCTAGGGGGTTGCCTTGTGCGTTTAATATACGCTGTTTCCCCTCCGCGTCAAGGCTGATGCGTCCAGACGCCCCCGCCGCGATGTCGCCTATAACCTCTGGATGAAAACCAGCCTCACCTAGAGCCGACTTGAAAGATGAACTCACACCATCCATACGAAGGGTTTTAATTGTGCCGTTTGCGCCTTCTATTTCTGTAGCATGATCCGCCTTGATTTGTGCAATGATTGCCGCGTGCGCTTCTTCATTGCCGCCCTTACCGCCTTCCAGTGCGGTAGCCAAAGCCTTTTCCTTACGCACTAGCTTTTCCGTTACATTGGCGTTTTTTGTTTTGAGTTCGGTAAACGCTTCTTTCGCATCGACAAGCCCTTGTTTAAGCGTATCCATGTCCGACTGTGCCACCATGCCAGAAACTTGAAGTGTGAAGCCATCGCCCGCCTCTTTGTAAAACGGCTTGATTGCATCATCTACACCTTCCAGTGTTTTTAGGTTTGATTTTAACATTGTTTATTCTCCTGTTTGGGTTTGGGTTATATATTAGAAAACGCTTCTGCATTCGCGGCCTTTAATTGGTCTAGCGTTCTTTCTGTTCCTGCCCTCGATACAAACTTATCAATCGGCATCCCGTCACGAAATAGCTTGCCCTTGGTGCGGCCCAGCACTTCGTCTTGAAACTTGGCGGGCTTTTTCTTAAGCCATTCTTGGTATGTTAAATCAGCCGATACCTGCCCATCCATGCTTGCACGTGTTCCGATTGGGGCTTCCTTTAGGTTTATGCCTAATTGCTTCCAAGACTTTACAACAGGTATTGTTGAACTACGACAGTTTATATGCGCGGGCGGACGTGGGCCTTCATTCATTGGCCATGTTTTTCCATCCCTAGACTGGCATATAGCACTTGTGCGACCATCTAGCGTTGATACCCATTGCACGCGGTCAACAATGTTTGAATTTTCCTTGTAGACTTCATCACGCGCAACGCTGGCAGTGTGGTTTATGGCCGTTCTAACTGTAGCCTCTGCCTTGCGCTTGCTTATGGTGGCAACGCCGTTTGTTGTTCGGGTGCCTGTTATCGTTCTGACAATTTGCTGTGTTGTGCGACCGTCTGTGAAGCCTTCACGTATTACGCGCTTTATTTCGGTAGCGGCTTTTACATCCAAGTCAGACAGCCAATCTTTAAGCAGAAACCCATTAAATGGCCTCGCACTTGCCGCCGCGAATATCTGTGCTGTTGCGGGTGCCACAAAATCAACGGCTACAGGGATTGTAGACCTAAGCATATCAGCCTGAAAACCCGCCTCAAACGGAGCAATGTCTTTTAATTCTTTGGTTATCTTGCTAATAATAGGCTTGTATCCGTTCTTTATATCCCTATCCACGACCTTTAATAATCTGGATAAATCCCTAACGCCCAAAGACTGAATGTCTTTTTTAATCAGCCGCAATGCCGCCTTGTCGTGAACACCCTGCACCATGCGGAGTATTTCGCCAACAACGCGCCGCTTATAGCCCTCAATACCTACTTGATGCCGTACCGTATGATCTAGCATTTCATCGGCAATGTTCATTCGTCAACAACCTCAGGCTGTCCCATTGCATCCGCTAGAACGTCCTCTTTCACTTGCTCTGGATCAACGTCCTCTGATAAAATACCACGGCGAACACCCTCTTTAATGTATAGACCCGCATCAATCGCGCCAAGGGCAAACATCTTGCCAACCTGTTCAAATGTCAGATGCGACAGAGCCGTTGCGGTAAAGTCTTTATTCACGAATACTTCAGTCGATGTGCTACCAAGCCCGCCAAGGTCTACCATCCAACCAAGCGCAATCTCTAAAGCGTCTTTTAGGTTATCAGCCCACATAGATAGCAGGCTGTTTTGCTTGCCTTCATCAATAGCATCACCCGTTGCTGTGTTGTTGCCTGTTTTGGATATAACAAGCTGCAAGCCCGCCGCCTGCATTTGGAATTCCATATCCTTTAATTCTTGCCGACCTGCGCCTATCGCCTCGCCGCCATGCTCCACAACACCAACCTTTGCGGCCTCATTTGTTGAAAAGAACGCATAGCCTGGGCTTTCCTTAAATGCCGCGATATCTTCAGCCGCATACCCATGAAAGTATTTAATCGGTGCGCGGGCGTGGTGCATGATATTAGATTGGTCAGACTGTGAACGCCAATGCGCCATGTTGATTTCTGCCAGCCGCGCCAATGGTGGCCTTGCAGTGAAAAAGCCAGTACGTGCGGTATAAACAGGCGTAACCATTATTTCAGTTTGTTCTGTTGGGCCACCGCCCTCAACTTCAACCCATTCTTGTTTGCCGTTTTGTTGAAACAGCCGAACATTCACACGCCCTTCAACTAAATCCAACACGCGAATTTGCGGTATTTTCTCATCGCTAAATTCTGAACGATCAGGCTTGGCCACGCTTTCCATAATGCGAAATTGCATCAACGTGGGGCCGTTATTGGTCGAAACCCACTTCCAGCCCAACACGTCAACCAATGCCACATGCGCCATGCTAGGCCGCAATCCTTGGGTTTCAGCTTGTGCCACAGTCACCAGATCGGGTCGTACAGGCGCATCTACCATGATAAATGATAAACCCATCTTTATAGCGGATTCAAACACATCACGCGCGAAGTTAGATAGGTCACGACCTTCTTTATCAATATCCGATGCCCAGTCAGACAGCTTGCCGTTGCCTTCCATAAGTGCCACAGGTTTTTCAAACACCTTACCCGTCATATCATCGATAGCCTTACCCACCCCATCAAACAGCCATGAGCTTTTGCAGCGTGCCTTGTAGTCGTCGTCACTTTCTAGGGGGAATTGTGGTAAACGCTGTTTACCAAGCCCGCGCATATGATCGCCGCCCTTGGCTATATCCACAACTGGGGACGCCGCCTGTAGCATTGCGGTAACTTCGCCACTTTGTTTTTCGACTGTGTGCTGTTCGTGTTTCATATTCTAATCACCATTTTACCAGAGTTTTGCGCCTTGATGATTGGTGCTATAGCATAGCGCATGTCATCTGGCATATGATTATTTGCATCGACAATATCGGGCAGAACATCGTCGGTGTTTTTATCAATCTTATGTGAATAAAGCCTCATATTGCTGATTGCGCCCGTACATCTTGGATGCACTATAACCTTTTTATACTTGCGAAGAAAGCGTATTCCCTCTTCTACCGAATTCGGCCACTTCTTCACGCCCTCCATTTTGGGGAAACCGTGCCTTTGCAGATAGCTGATTGTTTTTGGCTCGGCACTGTCTGCTCGGGATACATACTTGGCAAAATCTGGAATGTTTCGATTGATAAATGCAACGGTATGATCCATTTCGACACCAACCTTATAGGCTTCATATTCACAATAAAGCGTATCATCATGTAGCCAGTACCTGTGCGCTGAAAGCGGATCAGCACTAAACCCAAAGTCTACCCCTTGATATGGCCCAACCCATCCATCCCGTAGCTTGCCTTCTTTGTCGTGGGCCGCAAACGCTTTAACTTCCCATTTGCCACCGAATACCTGCGCATCTGTGCGTGTTAAGAACTCGCCTTCCCATATATGCCCGTATGTGTCAGGGTCGCGCTCTAAATCACGCAATCGCTCCGCGTCCAACACTTCGGGAAACCACGGATTGTCAGTGTAGTTTACTTCTATTATTTTACTATCGCTTGGAATAGTTTCCCTAAATCGCTTATGCGTTGCGCTTTCGGGGCTTTCAGGGTTCCATGTTAGCCATATCTCTGAATTGGCTTCCCGCACTGTTGGGATAACCTTACGCCAAGCGACTTCGCTTACCGCTTCGGCTTCATCAGCCCATAGTAATAATATCCTGGCCTTTGACTTTATGCTGTCAAGATTATACCTTAACCCACAGAACGTATATTTTATGCGCCCGTCCTTTGATCGTATGAACTTCTCACCTATTTCGTAGTAAGCATTTAGCCAAGGTTCAGATCGTATGGCAATCTTGATTTCTTCCATAGAACTGTCCTCAAGTGAGTTCTGATATTCACGCCCGCAAACAATCTGCCCGCTTATGCCAGCCATTCCACACCGATAGCCATGCACGGCTGTCATTAATGCGAATGGACGTGTTTTCCCGCCACCCCTGCCACCA